GCCTATCCCTGGATGGCGTAATTTACCGGTATGGCCAGCCATGGCCTGAGATCACTGTGAAAGGTGGTGCTGCTGGGAGAAAAATCACGGACGCTGATAGGGCTCTCTTCAAGAATATGGCTTCTTCCACACTTTTCGTTGCCGCGGACTTGGCTGAAAACTATGTGCCTGTGGAGATCTGCAAGAGCGCTCCGAACGTTACGCCTCCGCGAACTATTACGTTGAACGAGAAAGAGGGAATCCTGGCTGCTATCGGGAAGAGTGATCCGGCTGCTGACGCTGAGGTTTTGCGGTACCTATTCTCGAAGGCTAAGGGTTGGACGCTTGAGAAGGCTGAGGCCTGGGTGAAGGAGCATAAAGATTCTGTCACGGCGAAGTTGAATGATGCTGCTGGAGAGTTGAGCGAGAAGGAGCTCAGAGCGAAGATCGTGGAGTTGGAGAATCAGCGGCAGGTACTCATCGAGAAGTTGTATCCGAGTCCGCCGCGTTTGCCTGAGACTGAATCACGCGCGTTGCAGCTTGAGCTTACGCTCATCGATGGCCAGGTTCATGCGTTGACTGAGGTTTTGGCTGAGAAGTTGGCCGGCGTCGAGTTTTCTGGCGATAGTGCGGACAAGGGGAAAGCGCGCGCTGATCCTGCTACGCCTGGCGCTAAGCCTTGTAAATGTGCTTTGGTTGCGGCTCGTGAGGAGATTGAGCGTTCTCGGAGGTTGAAGGGTTCACGGTAGCTTGTGCTATAGAATTGCGCCGGGATGATGGTGCTAGGACGGAGTTCCGGAATGTATCCGTCTTGAAAGAACCGGTAAATTGGAAATGGAGAATGATTGTCTTTGAATGATGATGATAAGGGTGGGTCTGCTGGCGCTGGGGCCGGTGCGGGTGTTCCGCCTGCTGCAGGCGATGGCGCTGGCAAAGATGTAACGAAGAACAAGACCGTTAAGATGACTATGGATTCAGTGATGGCCACGAATGCTGACCTTGTGACGAAAAATAAGGAGCAGGCTACGATTATTACAGATTTGACCAGGCAACTGACGGAAGCGAATGACATTCTTGAGGGACAGGAGAAGGCTCGTTTGATCAGCGAGATTATGCCTCGTTCCTCGTTCAAGCTTGACGAGTTGGATGTGAAGACGGCGGAAGAGCTGAAGGCTATTCGTGGTACTCTTGATTTTGCTATGCCACCGCGCGCTAATAGTGTCCGCTTTGGCGTGCCGGGTGCAGGTCTTTCTGATCGCGAGCAAGGCTTGACAGTTGGCGACTTGAGTATTGTCACTGCTAAGAAGCGCAAAGCGTTAGCTGGAGCTGGGTAGTTATGTGTCCGCAAGGATTAGTTAAGTCAGCGAATCAAGTGCTAGTTCATGGCGACCCGTTGAAGATCGAGTGCGAGATCGGAGCCGCTGCCACAGCCGCTAAAATGTTGCCCGGAATAGTAGTTATTCTTGACAACGCCGACGACACGGTGAAAGAGTGTGGAGCAAAAGCTCTCACATGGGTTGGAATCCTGTGTGGGAAGCCTGACCAGCTTGAAGCCACGGCTTACGCTGTTGGAGACCAAGCCATGGTCATTGTGGGCGAATGCTTTGCGAAGCTGACTTTGCTTGCTGGTGAGAACGTGACTCGTGGCGATCGTCTTGTCACTGCCGCCGATGGCAAAGTTGCGAAGCTGGCTGTTGGAGCGATGGGCGCTCAAGGAACCGTTATAGGTGAAGCGTGGACATCGAGCAACGTGACGGTTGACGCTGAAATCATTATGCATTGGCATCCGTGCCTAGGGCCGGCTGCTGCTTCATAGGAGTGACTTGTTATGCAAGATTTGCGTCATGTTGGAATGGATACTGGTCGGCTGACTAACGAGGAGATCATGTACATTGATACTCGCATTGTCGAGACAGTGACGCCTCTGCTTGTTGGCCGCAGACTGTTTCCAGTGTTCACGTTGCCTAATGCTGGCATTATGACTGTTCGCGGGTACAAGCGTTCGGGTATGTCTGCGGCTCGGATTAGCCTTCACGGGCAGGGCGGCAGCAAAGACCGTACCGAGAAGACGCCGTTTGACATTACTGTGCCTGTTATCGACAAAGACTTTGACGTCATGTGGCGTGAGCTTGAGGCAAGCCGTGCGAATGGAATGCCTCTTGACCTGCAGGATGGCGAGAACGCTGCTCGGAAAGTTGCTGAGGACGAGGATAAGCTGCTGATTACTGGCGAGTACACGGGCTACAGAGCGCTGGGAGTTGAAGGCCTTGCGACTGCGACTGGCAGGAATACGTGTGCTGGCGGCGATTGGAGTGCAAACGCTTTCACCTACGTGAATAATGCTATCGCAGAACTCGAAGCGGACGGTCACTATGGGCCGTATGCTTTGGTTCTTAAGCCGTCTTGGTGGCGGCAAATAGCAGGCGCATTTGTTACCAGTACCGCTGTGACGATTGGCGAGAAAGTGGCTCAACTATGCGAAGCAGGCGTTTACAAGACTGATAGTCTCTACGAGAGCGACGGTACACTGCATAACGCTTTGGTTGTTGAGCCTAGCCAGGAGAACTTTGAGATGGTGATCGGCCGAGATCTTGAGGTTCGAAAGCTGGAAGACGTGCGCGGCAACCTTGACTGTGTTGTCAGAGAGATCGTTGCGCCAAGAATCAAGAGACCCACTAGCATCTGCGAAATCACCGCTTTGACTTAAACGGATTAGTCATTTCCCTCTCTCTTTCCCCTTTTCGTAGTGTGTTCCCAAAAAAGCTGTTGCGTTACGCAACAAGATTAGAGAATATGCTGAATGGAGGTTGAAGAAAGAAAAATGTTATTCAAATTGACGAAGGGCAAGGGTAGCGTGTCGGGTTTCACTGATTCGGCTGGCGTGACTCATGTTCCTGGTGATGTTGTGGAGTTGCCGGCGAGTTATCTTGGTAAGAAGTGGCTTGAGCCGGTTGAGAAGGCTAAGAAGGTTGTTGCTGCTCCGTCGAAGGTTGAGCCTGCCGAGCCTGTGGCCGTCGCTGAGCCTGCGCCTGATGTCCCTTTAGAGAAAAAGACGAAAAAGCACAGATCCATGTCCTCGTAGGCGTTCCGAGCCTGCGTGAAGGAGACCGTTACGGTACTTATCGAGATGTGGTTCTGGACGCTGCGAGTCAGGCCGTGGCCAACGTGCCGGGCGTTTCTTTCTCTGTTTATGTTACTGGTCCTCAGTCTCGTGAGGGCATAGAGGGCATTGCGGCGGCTCAGAATGAGCTTATCGATAAATGCGTCGGTGAAGGTTTTGATTATCTTTTTCTTGTTCAGGCTGATGTTGAAGTTCCTCCTGACGGCTTTCAAAAGCTGTATGGGCTCGGCGTGGACGTGGCTCAGGGTGTTGTTTCAGGGCATGAGGATAAGAACCGGCTTGTCTGCGGTTTCTTGGATGAGGTTAAGAAGGTTTGGTATCTTCCGCGCAGCGTGGTCGTGGGCCAGGTTCTTAGTGGCTGGGTTTTCGCTGGCCTCAGCTGCACGCTTATTCGACGTCGGGTCCTCGAGGCCGGCGTTAGGTTCCGGTTTGAGCGTGGTGTGGGTGAGGACATCCTTTTCATATACGATGTGCAGAGCCGCGGGTTCGTGGCTAAGGTGCATGGCGGCGTCATGTGTGGGCATTTGCCTCAGTGGCCGCTGGGCTCTATCCCGAATTTTGTGCCTCCAGCCTTTGGCGTGCTCGATGTTGGCTGTGGTCACAGGCCCAAGGGCGAAGTGAACGTAGATTTGCACGTTGAGCCTACGGCTCACCGGTGTGCGGATCAGCGGGTGAATGATGATGCGCCCTTGAACGTGCATGGTATTCCTAATTTTCTTGTCGCTGACGGTTTGCATCTTCCTTTCAGGGATGGAGCGTTTCGCAAAGTTTACAGTTGGCATTTGATTGAGCATCTTGTGAATCCCAGGGGATTCTTGGAGGAGTGTTGCAGGATAGCAACAGAGGAAGTTGAGATCCGGTGTCCGAACGGAGATCCCGAACTCAAGTACGGGCGTGAAGCGTATGGTGAAAGTAAGCCTCTTCATTTGCATCGTTTGACGCGGGAGTGGTTTGAGGCTGGGCTCAATGGTTTTTCGGGGTGGGATTGGAGTGTGGGGTTTGATTGGAGTCAGAGTGAGCCTTGGGAGATTGTTGTTCATGGTTATAGGAGATGTTTTGATTGATTAGTGCTAAGGAGGCTTTAGCTAAGAGTCGAAAACTGCTGGCCGGAGTTACAAGCAACCAGAGAACCATAGAATTGCTCAAGGATCTGCCTCAGGGTCATGGGTCAGGCCTTGACGCGGATATGGTTGATGGTTTGCATGCGGTTGAGATTATTGCTAAGGCTAAGATGCGAGTCGTCGGAGGCGGAGGCGGTGGAGGCGGCTCCGGATCGGGCGATGCGATTAGTATCAGGGGCAAGACCGTTGACGATTCTGAGATTGGAGATGGTAAGGCTCTGATTTACGAGTTGGCTTCTGACAAGATCAAGTATTCGACTCCTGCAGGCTCTGGGGACATGACGAAGGCCGCGTATGCTACTGCGTCAGCATCTAAGGTTGATACTGCGTTGAACGCTGAGAAACTGGAAGGCTCAACCAAGGTGCAGGTCCAAGATCATGCTCCAAAATCACACGGTAACGAGGCGCACTCAAGCACCTTCGTGACTGCCACTGAAATTGCTACTCATGCAGGATTAACCACTGGCGTTCATGGTGTCGGTGCTGGAACCGTCGCAAAAGTCGGAGACATAGCGACAGATGCGAACCTTTCGGCTGCCGCTCAAGATGCCGTATCGAAGAGACACGCGGCGAATGGTGACACGGACCTTGACGCCACGTTTGAAGCTACTTTCGAGAAGGTTGCGAATAAGGGCGCTGTTTCCGGCTATGCTCCGTTGGATGCGGGTCAACTTGTATTGCTTGCTAACATTCCAGCTACGTTGACGGGTAAAGATGCTGACACGGTGGATACTCTTCACGCTTCAGCTTTTGCAGTAGCCGCTAAAGGAGTGACAAATGGGGATAGTCACGACCACAATGGTGGAGACGGTGCTCAAATTGACCATGTGAACCTTGCGAATAAGGGCACGAACACGCATAATTCGATTGACGCTTTCCTAGCCAGCAAAGCAGTCGCTTACGGTCTCTGTGACCTTGATGTTCTTGTTAAGGTTCCTGCCGCACGTATGCCTAGTGCTTCAGTGTCAATCACTAGAACCTTAACTTTCTCTGTTGTTGGAACGTTAGCCGTTTTGGTTTCTGCAGCTCCTGCTCTTTTGGTTGATGGAACGCTAACGATTATCAAGGTCAAAATCGTTGTGAAGACTAAGCCGACGGGAGCCGGAAGTGCGGTGACAGTGGACGTGAATAAGAATGGTACCACGATCTTTACGACTCAAGATGGAAGGCCAAGCATCACCGTGGCAGGAGGATTAGCCATTGACGATAGTTCAACTCCGGACGTGACCGCTCTAGCTGAAAATGACATTCTGACAATCGACGTGGACGCGATAGGTGGAACAGTTGCCGGAGCAGACTTGACGGTTGAAGTGGTCTGCACTCAAGCGGTGACGGTGACGTTCACTTGACCACCGAATATCTTTATGTTGGAAACAAAACCGCAGATAGCGCTCAATGGACTACTCATACAGGTTTAACTCCATACCTCAACAACTCAACAGCAAACTTAATCACCACGTACACGACCGACCAAATAGACAGAAACTTTGATTTCGATGGCACAGCGATAACTGATTTCTCGTACATTAGCAGCATCGGTCTTGACCTTGAAACAATGAGTACAAGCGAACTGGCGGGCGTACATGCGGCTCTGAGTCTTGACGGAACGAATTTCACTGAAAAAGGCACTTTTGGTTTGGACGGAACAAGCACTTGGATTTGGTATCCAACCGGCCCTATCGACGTGACAAGCTTCTTTGCGAGCCTGGCAAACATCAACGCTTGTACCATGCGATGCACAAGTCACAGAAGCGGAGCAAGCGCCAGCATAGGCGTCAGGCGAGCAAGGTTGGAAATAGTTTACACTATACCTTCTGGTGGAAATCCGAATAGCGTTCAAATAATGGCTCATCGGAGAGAGCCGAAGCTTGAGCCTAGACGGATGCCACGATGTCAACCGCGCAGAATCAACATTCCTTTCAATGTGCGGAGGTTCTAGGGTTTGAAGAGGCGTGTGGTTGCGTCTGTGAGCCCTGTGCTTTTTCTTGAGTTGGAGAGGGTTCACGATCTTGAGGTGGCTAGGGCCTTGGATGGTGACCGGGAGGAGCCGTGTTGGAGTAATACGGTTGAGATGTTTTTGCGTAAGGGCGTTAAAGCGTATAAGTTGGAGCATAAACCTGAGAGATAATGGTGGTGCACGTTAGTGCATAACAGTGCATAGCAGTGCATGGCGTGCAATTCGGCTTATTTGGGGCGCTTTTCAAAGTTCATACAAAGATAGGGTTGAGTTTGCTTGTTTGAGCTTGAATTGGCCAAATTTGCAGGCGTGCTGTTGGGTGTGTTTCTGCGGACCTGGCTGCCTGCTCGTCGTAAAGCGAAGGCTGCTGAGGTTTTGGGGAAGGTTTTCGTGTGGCGAAAGGTCTTTCTCAAGACAGCGCTTGTCAGCTTCTGCGTTGCCTTCTTCTCCGCGTTGCTGTTGATTCCTTCTGTCGCTCCAGGCGAGCCCGTGAGCCTTTTTGTGGGTTTCGGGTTGGCTTTCGGCGTCGGTTTCGGCGCTAACGGGGCTTCAAACGAGGTGTATAGTCTGTTTTTCGATGTGAATGGAGGTGAGCAGCTTGGTCCGGCCTAAGCTTCTTTCTCTTCTCGCTATCCTGCTTTTGGTTCTTTCTTCGTTTGCCGCCATCAAGATTGCTTCCGGTGTTTCTCTTCCCTTCAGTGACGGTTTTGAGTCTGGAAGTTTCAGCGGCTGGACGGGGACAAGCACTGGGTCTGGCTGCAATATTTCTGTTCAGTCCTCAATCGTTAGGACGGATACTTACGCGGCTAACGTGACTTCTCCGGCTGGAAATACGAAGACGATGTTTTACGCGAGCTTCACAGGTGTGGGCACGGTTTTTGCTAGGGGTTATGTGCGTTTTCCAAATCTGACGGCGTTAAGCGTTAATGATGATCGTTGTGCGCTGATCTGGCTTTCCGGCGGCGTAGACAAGGGTGTTCTGGGCATTAGAAACGTGTCCGGGGTGCTTCGATGGTATCTCTCAGGATACGTTGGCACTACCTGGACTTGGTATTCAAATCCGACGCTGACTGTTGCTGTTGACACCTGGTACTGTATCGAGTTTAAAATAACGGTTGGAGCCGGCACGGGTGAAAGCAGAGGCTGGGTGGACGGTTCGGAGTTTGGCGCGTTAACAGGCCTTAATAACACGATGGATTCGGCAACTGTCGGGTATGCTCGTTTCGGAAATTATGCGCCTTCATTGCACGGTATTTTTTCAACCTTTTGGGATGATTGTAAGGTTCAAACGAGCTACATTGGGACTGGTGGCGAGGAGCCTCCGCCTACGGGCACATGGGTTTTTGTGCGTGATCCTGCTGCAAGTTTGATTGAGGTTCGCAGGGTTGAGTTTGCGCTGGGAAACCAGAGTGTGCCTTACATAATGCTGGCTCCTGGCGACATCACGAATTATGCTTCTATCAGCAGCTATGCGGGTTTGATTCTATGCACATACGGGTCTAGCGCGTACAATCAGACGGCGGTTTGGGAGTTTAGCAAGACGAAGCAGGTGATCTGCGACGTGGCAGACGCTGTTGTGCTTAATAACATTGATACTCCCGACTTGGATGTGAAGTTGACTAGCACTACTACCTTCATCGCGGATCTGGGCTGGTTCAGTAACGGCGATGTGGTTCCCTTCAATGGCGACGGCAAGACTGCGAGCGTTTACCTTACCTGCGTTAGCATCACGAAGCTTACGAGTCTGGGCAATGTTACGGTGTTTAGCCGTTTCGACGCTAGCTGGGCTCACTTGTGGCGTGAGACAGACGGCGGATCCACGTCCTACGAGGGCTTGTGGGTTACAGATTTCACGGGGTTCAGCAGCAAGACTGAGTGGGCTGGCATCTGGATCTTCCTGGACGTTTTGGATCGGACAGCGTCTTTGAAGCTTGGTTCAGCCGTTAAGTGGATGGCCGCTGGAACGGCGCACAGATCCTTGGCGGTGTGGATGACTTGGTGGCAGGACTTCTATGCTGCGCATCCTTTGTGGGTTTTTGGCTGGAATAAGACTGGATCCTCTGTTGACGCAAGGGACATTAACTATACGATCATTGGCAACGGCTCTCGCTATGTGATCTGGAGTGCTTGCATTCATGGTGACGAGAAGCTTCCTGCCGCTGGGATCGCGCGTGCGGCTGAGCTTGTTGTGTCTGATGCTGAAGCCGGCGGCTACTGGAGCAGACGCCTCCAGGACATTACTTTGATTATTGTGCCTATCGTCAATCCGGATGGCTACTATAATAATACCCGCGACAACAAAAATGGCTACAATTTGAATAGGGAGTTTCCGCCCGGTGGAGTGACGACTCAGCCTGAGGCTTGGGCGATGCGGAACCTGACTAACCTTTACAAGCCTGACATCGTTTTTGACTTACATGAGGGCGGCCAATATGAACCTAATGACTGGGTTTACCCGGGGCAGATGACTGACTCAGGGCTTAGCGTTCGAACTTTTACGCTTGCGGCCTTGGCTCAGGCGAAAGCGGAGTTTGCGCTTCTTGGACATTGGGGGTTGTTCACGGATGGCGGCGTCAGCGTTGACATCGGCAAAATAAGGAATATTGAGCAGAGCGGGATCACGTCGATGTTCGTGTCCTGGTCTGCTTACACGTATCAGGCTATGAGCAGCCTGTACGAGTGCATCGTGTCTAATTCTTATGCCGCTCGGGAGATGTGCTATGCGACGGAATATTATACGCACGCATTGATGTATTCGACTCAGCATCTTGCGAAAAACCTGAATGACTCTTTCGCGGTCTACTCTTCCGCCCGGATCGCGAGCCTAACGTGGTCTGCTGCTTCAAACAAGACAACCGTGCTCTTGAATAGCACTGGGATGACGTCAACCATTACCGGCGTCGATGTTGGGCCCCGGGCTAAGCCGCTGCTGGTCTACGTGGACAGCGTCAACAAGACGGAAGGTTCAGGCTGGAGCTGGAGTTCAAGCACAGGCACAGTCACGATTCCAAACGCAACAAACATTATTGAGATTAGCTGGGTGGGTGAGCCTCCGCCGCCTCCTCCAGGAGACATTCTTACGAGCCCTTATGTGACGGTTCCGCTGGCGGCTTTCGTGATCACCGGAATAGGTGTGATCGCGTATTCTGGCTATCGTAAGCTCACTAAAACTAAGAAGCGTGAGGTGAGCTAGGATGCGTTTCGCTCAGATCACCGGCGTGATGCAGAAGATTAGTGACGTCGCGTTCTCGTTGTTGCCGCATGCTGGCCTGCCTGCTTTTGTCGTGTCTGGCAGCGAGGATGACGAGCTTTATGAGTGGTGGGCTAAGGTGAAGCTTGTTGACTGCGACACGGCTGGTCTTGTGGCGAGTTTTCTTGAGGATGCGGATTATAAGCAGAGTTATGTTGAGTTTAGGCTGGATTTTGGCAACCAAAAGTTAGGCCTCTATTTGATGATTGAGACTGAAGAGGATATTCCTAAAGAGGTCCTGCAACGTGCCTGGAAGGTTGAGCAGAACGTGGAGTACCTGCTCTGTCTCCGCATAAACAAGGACGTCGACGGCGACTATTACGCGCAGTGCTTCCTGGATGATGTTGAGGTTTTCCGGTTTGACTATTTGGGCTCGAAGTTTTGGACGGGTCTTGCCGGCGCCAGAGTTGAAGGACCAAACGACACAAGGGCAGAGTTTCTCGACTGTTTCAAGGGCGCTTTTGGCAGCCACGATTTTGTCGCGGAGTTGTTGAAGGTTACGAAGCTTACTACTCAGAGCATAAGTTTCGAGGATGCTTGGGTTCTGATTGGTAAGGCGATGTCGACGGTTGAAAGCGAGCTTAGCGTGAGTCTTGACTTTCTAACGCTTGCTGGCGACCATCGGCTGCTTGTTGAGGCTCTGGCTGGCCTAAGGTTTCTTGGATACGTTAGCGGCGGCGCTTCGACGGGCTTCAGTTTCACGCTGGGTCCGCTTTCTGTGACTCCTCAGAATACGGCCTCTGATCTCTCAGGGATTGCAGAGCAACTGCAGGCTGAGGTGGACCGGATTGTCGCGAAGTTGACTGAGGGCACGAGCGATTTTAGGGCGGTGTCTGACTAGATGGGGAAGTTTGAGAGTATCCTGCAGACGCACGGCGTAAACGTGACGTGGCGCCAGAGAAACGCGGATGGCACGTTGACGAGCAAGGGCACGATCAAGGTTATTGTTGAGCCTTCAGGCGTCAGTGAACTCCTTCTGGATGCGGGTGTTGGCGAGAAGCGGCTGCAGCAGGTTTACACGACTTCTCCCTTGGCTCACTTGGATCAGCTCATAATTGGTAGTCAGACGTGGGAGTGTTGCCCGATTGAAAAGTTTGAGGCTGCCGGGATCGGCGAGCTTTACTATACGGGAATGATTAGGTTGGTGTATGGCTAAATGAGTTTTGAAGATCCTGAGGAAACTTTGAAGGCGATTCTTGGAGGGGTCGCCTTGAAGATGGATGACGATACCGCTATACCGCCTGAGAAGGTGCTTGTTGGCAGCGAGTTTGAAGAGAAGCTTCTATCCAACTATTTTGCCGTTTTAACTGTTAGCCTTGGAGATGGCGGTGACGAACATATTATTAATGCTGCTCTTCAGCGGCATGTGATTGAGGTTTACACGGTCAAATGCTTCACCAAAGACGCGGAAGGCCTGTCTGCGCGTCGGTTGCTCTGGAATGCTATTTACGAGGTCAAACGAGTTGTTGGAGCCTCTTCGAAGTCTCCTGGAGGAATCCTCAAAATGATAGGTGTCATTGGGGTCAAGAAGTCTGTTCGTATTGAGCCTACGCCGAGGCTTTACATGGCTGAGGTTCGGGTTAAGACGCACCGGTTTCCGAAGGTGGAGGAGCCGTAGATGTCGACGCCTACTTACCCGTTTGTTGGGTCTCATTCCAGGGCCTACTATAAAACGGAGAGCACCTTTGGCGCTTTTGACGCTGCGGCAATATGTTATAGTCTTCCTTGGACGAGTAAAGAGCCTAGTATGTCTCCTAATCTTCTTGCTGTGAAAACGGTTGGCAGCGACCAGTATAACGCGCTCAAGAAGGGAATGCGGCGTGGAGACGTCCGGCTTGCTTGGGCGTTGCCTTCAGAAGCGGGGGTACTCATCAAAGAATGTTGGAACCTTTATTCAGTCAATCTTGAGTTGCTTTATTATGATGAATGGGCTTATCCCTCGAACCTTGTTAGTTTGCTTTTCACTGGCTGCAGATGCAACCACATGAGCGTCGAGGCTGAGGCGAGTGACAGGGATGATGAGGCCATGCTTATTCGTGCTGCAGCAGATTTCATTGCGCAGAAGCTTACGACGGCTGTGGCGAAGCAGTCAAGCGGAACATACAATGATGCGTTGGCGACGGCGGGTAAAGTTTTTTCTGATGGTTACGTGAAGATGGGCGGCGCCGAGATGACTGAGTGCGTTGGCTGGCGTGTGGACTTCAATTTTAATCTTAAGCCTGTGCCTGTGATTCGGGCCGCGGATGGCGATTTGATGAAGTACCTGCAGAGTCGCAGGAAAGAGGTTTCTGCTGATCTGAGTTTCGACTTTGAGAGCAAGGCACGTTTTGATGACGTGGTGAATGATACGGCTAGGACTTGGGAGATTGGCCTGGGCTCAGCCGGACACTATGTCACGTTGACGGATGCGAAGGCGAGTCTGGTTAGCGTTCCAACAAAGGCTGACGATGTTCTGTCGTGCAAGGTGAAGCTGATTCCGTTGAGTGTGGATGTTGCGAGGCCTTATTGATGAGGAAAATAAGTGTTGAAGTTGACGACAAGTACGGATCCGAGTACAGGGGCAAGTACGTTCTCCGTGAGCTTAGCTGGGCGAAGAAGAGCCGTATCGCTGAAACGTACATGAAGATCAACACGCAGACGGGCGAGGTTCTCAAGAGCGACTATGTTGCGATTCAAGCTGAAACCTTGTACGCGGCGATTGTTGCTCAACCTGAGACGAAGCCCTTAACGATTGCGAAGCTGCTGGACGAGGAGAACGGGGTTCCTGACGGTCTCTTCAAGCTTTTCCAAAAGGCTTCGAACAGCATTAACGGCGTGGATCCTGAGGAGGCACGTTTTTTGTTGACGCAGTTAGGCGAGGAAGACCTCACCCGGCTGTTACAGAGTTTAGGCTTTGCAAAGAGTTTGGTTGTCTCCCCAGCAGGCTCGGACGTGAAGGCGCCGGAAAGATCGAACGTTTCCTCTTGATCATGGGTGAGTTGGATCGGGAGGCGTTGGTAGAACAGAAAAAGGCGGAGGCTGCAGGAAAATCTCACTGAAGTATAGTTTCGAAGTCAGCGGTGTGGAAGAGTTCACGCTTGCTATGGACGTTTTCAGCGAAGAGATCCGCAGCCAGATTCGCGAGGTTTTTCATAAGTTGGGAGCGAATATTAAGGAGTTTGCCCGGGCCATTGTTCCAGTGAGGACAGGATACCTTCAAAGCACGATCTACTATCGCACGGTTGAGTGGGAGATCACGGTTGGCGCCAGAGCCCTCTACGCTGGCTACGTTGAGTTTGGCACAAAATATATGGCTCCGCAACCATATCTTGGGCCTGCCTTCGATTTCTACGAGCCTCAGGTGGTTGCTCTCATGGTTTATGCGATTGAAGAGGCAAAACTGGCGGCTGGCCTATGAGTGGAAAAGAGATTTGGGTTAGCATTAAGGCTCGTGATGAGGCGACTGGAGCAATCCGCGCTATCGCCAGAGATATTAGTCAACTTGGGATGGCTGCCATTGGCATCGCGCACCTTGGCCAGCAGTTCGGGTTTCTGAATAAGGAGACAGCGAACACCATAACTACGTTTGGAAGCCTTTTCACAGTTGCCGGGGCGTTGATGCGGGGGTTCGACGCGCTCAGGCACATAACACAAGTGGCCACAATCGTTGATTGGCTTCATAACGCGAGTTTGGCGATGAAGGTTTCTCTCTTGACTCTTGGCATTGGTCTTGTTGCTGCGTTGGCTGGGTACATGGCTTATCTTGCGGTGACGACTAATCAGGCTGCTGACGCAAATATGCGACTCAATACGGTGATGCAGGATACCTACACTATGTCTGGCCGGAAAATTTCGCGTGAAGAAGCTGGTGACATGTTGAGGCGTGGTAACGAGACGCCTTAGGAGCCTGTGAAGATGTCGTACAAAACCAGGGATCAAATGATAGCGGCTTGGGACGCGTTAGCTACAACTTATCCGACTGTGTGCTCGAGCGAGGTTATCGGGAAATCTGTTGAGAACCGAGACCTGAAACTTTACAAAATTGGGAATCCTCTCGGCGGAAGGTTTGCAGTAGTCGCTAACACGCATGGTGACGAGAAGGCGAACGTCGAGATCACGTATCTTTTCGCTTCCTGGGTTGTGTCAAGCAGCGACGCGGAAGCGGTCCGGATCCGTGAGAGAAATCTTCTGCTAATAATTCCTATGCTTGGTATTGATGAGTACGATATTCAAAGTCAAAACCACAATGGCACGAATCTTGATTTCAACTTTGATTATGAGTTTGGAGAGACAGGCTCTGGGGTGCCTGGCAACTGGCAGTATCGTGGTCCTTATGCTCTTAGCGAGCCCGAATCCGTTGCAGCTAAGAAGTTCTTCATGCAGTGGATGCCTCGGCATCTTATTTTGACGCATGACGGCTCAAGTGGCTATTCCACGTGGGTTACTGAGGCGATAGAAGCTAGTGATTTGGATATTCATAGGAGGGTGTATCATCGTTACCAGAAGCGAGCCCTGGGGGATGGTCGAGCGCCTTATGCTTACGTTGAGGTGACGGTTGACGGCGGGAACCCGAAGGCTTGTGCGTATCACCATAGCGGCCATAAGATTCTGGCTTGGGTGGTTGAGTGTTGCACATTTGACCCAGAGTTCAGCACTATCGCGTCTACTCATTATCCTAACATGAAGCCGTTTTTCCTTACTCTCGCTCAGGAGTCTGAGCTTGCGGCTGATCCTCAGGAGGGTCCTGCTGTCGAGTTGACGTTTGGCTCCGTTGTGCCGGCGGATTCAGAGGTTGTGAATACTCAGGTCGTACTTGGCTGCACGGAGGAGATGTCCAGTTTCTCTGCGTTGCTGCAGAACTGGGATGAAAAGTACAGTCCGGGCGGGACGTATCCGATTACGAAGGGTTTGGCGGCGACGGTGAAGATTGGCAGAGGTAACGTGACTCCTCAGCTGCTGACCGGTCGCGTTGAGCTCGTGCGGGGAATTGAGGATGCGGACGGCAGACATTACCTTAGTTTGTGGGGCCGTTCGACGTATGAACATCTCCTGCGACGTGTGGTTGCGAGAACGTATGCAAACATTCGGGCTGAGCTTCTGGTTGAAGACATTCTGGAGACTTTTACGGATCTGCAGCACTTGATAGCTGATGCGGATGATGATACGCCAGCCTTCAGCACTTGCACCGAGGTTGATCCTAACGGTAGGTTCACCGTTACGGATCACAGAATCTACATTTCCGGTCTAGCTCGAAACGAGGACGCTTACGTTTACAAGGATTTCGGAGTAGACGGGATAACCGATTTCGAGTTTTGGCTTGATATTCGCGGAAAGGGCGGGTCAGTTTATGGTGCGTCCTGTTTTGGCTCTTGTGGAGTTGATTTGGACGATTTCTATGGCTGGGTAACTGGAAATCATGCAGCAGTAACCATCATTCTTTACAACGATAATAGCAGTCCAATGAAGCAAGTTGTGAAAATTCAAGAGGCTTATGGTGGCTCAGTTTACGATAGCGCAACAAAATCGTTCACTCTCGGACAGGTTCTCTTCTGCATTTTTAGAAAAATCGGAACGATGGCTTGGCTTGAAATCTACGATGACGCGGAGAGGACTCGGATAAACGAGATTCTGACGTTAAATCTGCAACAGTATCATAGCTTCAGGTATTTCATGCCCTGCCAAAGCTACAACAACGCGAGCAGCTTGGCGTTCAATGGCTACGTTGGCCAAGCGTCGCTGGTTGAGCCTTCGGACACGTCTTTTGCCAGGCTGGACTACGATGATGTTAATGTGAATGATGTTCTGAAGATGGCTGCGAAGAATGCTGACCGGGATGGAGTGATAGGGTTCGAGATTAGAACGAATCCGGATGGGAAGTTTGCGTTTTTCCCAGTTGGCGCGAAGGTCGTCGCGGACGTCGATATTACTGAGATTCTTGAAAAAGCAGAATGGGACGATGACATTACTCGGATACGCAACAAGATCCGTATTCGTGGTGCGCCCACGGCTGATTTGCCCCGCAGTCGTGACCGGTGGACTGAGCCTGTGGACGCGAGCGATCCTCCTGCCCACTGGGTTTGCGTGGGGACAAGGAAAACAACGGGGGTCATAAACAGACCCTTCAGCATAGCGCGGTCAACAACGTGGAAGAAGCTCGGAACGTACAGCATTAAACTCTACTTGGACGACCCTGTTCAGAATGATGACTACATGGCCGAATGCTACCTTAAACTGAATGATGAAGCAGGGACGGAGAGAGCTTTCCGGCTTGATAGTGAGAAAATTCTTGTTATATGGATAAACAACCCAACGACGCCCGGCGGAGTTCTGCGGAACAACTGGATTAGGCTCTGCACAGACCTTAACAACTATTTTGAATATCAGGTGACGACGGGAGCGCTTGACGGATGGGGATTAAGAGTTAATCTGGGCAAACAGAACGAGAAAACGGTAGATAATCCGGACGGAATTTGGGAAGCAGTCGGGTCTCCAGATTGGCACAGCATAAAAGACATTTACTTAAAAACTCCTTGTTGGGCGAGTGGAGAGGACTTCACAGTTTTCCTTGATGCAATATTTCTTAACAAAGACCGTTGGGAGCACGTTGAAGAGAACGGAGACAGTCAATCAGCTTATGGTCTAAGAGAATACAGCGACGTCGATGAGGAGCTAATAAGCGATGAGGAATGCGTGACCAGAGCCAAAGCGATTTTGGCGTGGTTGAAGGATTCTGCGCAGCGGACCGAGACAAGCTCAGAGATTCTTGTTTACGTTGATAAGCCGATTCTCGCGGGAGACGTTGCGCATCATCATATTCCCAACTTGAATGTGGATGGAGATTACCGGGTTAACCGCATTGTGTATGAGGCTTTTGGTGATCCTCTAAAAGTTCTCAAGGTGAGCTTTTCTCTTGGAAAAGAGCCTAACCTGTTGGCGGATTGGCTTTATGATGCCCGGAGGAAAATCTCTTCACACGCTACGAATAAGCAGGGGCCGCCGTATTGACTAAGCTATATGTTGTCTTCTCACTTCGTCAAGTCTCAGCCCATCAAAGTAGATGTGGCAGCTCAGCAGGAAAAGTGAGATGCTGGTTAGGATTAAGAAGCCTGCGAAGTACTTGTCTGAGTCTGTTGCCGTATTCCAGTCGGTCGACAGGACCACGGAGATCGCGAATAGGACTGCTGCGAGCGCGAGTATTGTCGCGATTATTCGGATGTTCAGTTTTTTCTCTGCTTGGAAGAAGAGGAAAACGGTCCAAAGGATCACAATTATTGCGTAGATTGCTAGTTCAAACAAAGGCTATTCCTCCTTTGTGTCTTGTTTCTTTTCTAGTTCGCTTATTCGTTTTTCGAGGGCTTCGATTCTCTCGCCGTCGATGTCAACCCAGAAGGCAAGCGGGATCGCGCAGAAGCCTAGCAGTATGTAGAATGCGATTAGCACTTTTTCAGAGAGTCCTATGGTTTCCCAGAGAATGTTTCGTGGCAGGAAAACGAGTTGCGCGGCGGCTGCCCAGAATGTTACGGCTAAGAATGCTACGATGTAGATGTAAGGCACGGTTTGTCTTGCTTTCACTTTCAAGAATATCCCTACCCTCACTATCTTTTTCGATGTTTAAATCTTTACATGGAGGAGTGTTCTAGTTGGCGAAGTTGAAGCGTGCCCGGGTGAATCAGCGGAGTAGTGCATTGCAGAATGGGGTTTACCATGATGTGGTTATTGCTAATCCTCGTGACCTGGATAAGCAGTTGAAGGTCAAGTTTCTGGTTGACACGGGTTCGAGCGGGACCGTTATTCCTCGGAAAGTAGTTGAGCAGCTTGGTCTCGAATGTGTCGGCTCAGGGGTTGTTGAGTTGGCTGATGGTAGCCAAATAAAGACGAAGCTTGCGTATTTGTATCTGAAAATTGATGGTGAACATGTGTTTACGCTTGCAAGTTATAACGGTTGCAAGACGCCTTTGCTGGGTTTTGACGTCATGTCTGTTTTAGGATTGCAGCTTGATGTGGGCCGGAAACGGTTTTTGAAGCCTGTCAGGCGCTTTAATCTTATTAGTTTCATTCTCAAGAGGGGCTGGGTTGGCGGGCGAAGGAGGCGTAAGCGTGACTGATTGGGTCAGGCGTGCGTTGATGCATAAGGTAGTCCGTGGGCGTGTTCGCAGCAAACAGCATGTTGAAATGGTTGAGGCTGATGAACGCGTCGTTTTCGCCGTAAAATTTGGAATCGGGATGACTGTGTGTTTATCATGTCTCGAAGTGGCGCATATGGTCCTTCTACACGCTTGGAATAGCGAGATATTCGTAGGCATCTCTAGTTTGATCACGTTTGTTTCAGGCATAATCATTGGACAGAAGGCGAGCAAGTAATGAAAGGTAAGCCGTGGTCGCGGGCGCAGGAGAAGAAGCTTCAGGATCTTGTGAAAGCGAAGGTTTCGCCGGAGGCCATTGCTAGGGAGCTTGGAATTAGTTTTGATTCAGTGCGGCAGAAAATGAGACGTCTCGGATTAGAAGTAGTAGGACATGACGCGCAGCAAAGTCCTACTACTACCTGTGATTTGCCGAAAGACTTGTTCACCGTGGAGCAGGTCCTGTTGTCTTTGGCTCGCGCTGTCAAATCGCTTGAGCAGCCGGGCTTGGAAAAAGGCGAAGTTTTGCGGTTGCGTAGCCTTGTTCAAGCTTGCAGGGTTTACCAGGACAAGTTCGCTGAGTACGTGAACTATCGGCGCATTGAAGAGGACCTTATGGAGTTGAGAAAGGAAGTTGCGGCGTTACGTGCACGCGCGACGGATGCAAAGGGATAAGCTTGGCAGATTTCTCGACACTGCAAAGGTTGACGTAGTCGCCACGAGAGAGCTTGCGACGAAGAAGGCGAAGAAGGCAGCTAAGAATCAGCCCAGCTGGTTCAGAAAAACGCTTGGTTTTGTGCCGTTCAGCTATCAGCAGGACCTTATCGACGCTTTTAACGCGTTTCAGTTTTTGGCGGCTCGTTGGTGTAGGCAGAGTGGGAAAAGCTGGATTATTTCGGCTCTGCTGTTGAATTACGCTGTCACGCATGATGATAGTTACATTGCTGTTGTCGGGCCTAGCTGGCGTCAGACGAAGCTTAACATTCGTCGCATGGGCTATTTTCTGCGTAAGCTTTCGCCAAGCCAGTATCTTAAGCCTGGACGAACTATTCTGCGGTTCACGAATGGCAGTGTGATTGAGGCTTTTCCGAATAATCCTGATACGATCCGTGGGCCCACGTTGAACGTGGTTTGGTGGGACGAAGTAAACTTTACGCCAAATGACGCGGACCTGTATGATGCTATTCTCTTCACGCTTGGCACTACGGACGGCAAGTTGATAGCGACAAGTACGCCCTGGAACGCGGATAGCATTTTCTGGAAGATGTGTTTTCATAAGGATTGGGAAGATTTTCACCGTAGTCACGTGGGCGTCGACAGAGCTACGGCTCCAGGTGGGCCCTTAAGGCCTAACATGATCGAGAAAATTAAGAAGCAGTTTGGCGAGGATCCGTCTCGCTGGCGCCGTGAAATGGAGGCTGAGTATGCGGAGGACGAGGATGTTTGGCTTTCGCAGAGCCTCATAGTCTCTTGTGTGGGTACGGAGAAGACGTGTGGTGAGGATCTGCAGCTGTGGAATCCTGAACGCAGTTACCAGGGAGATCTCTTCGCCGGCTTGGACATGGCTCAGGTGAAAGACTACTGTGTTCTCAGCATCTTCGAGAGGCTTAACGATAAGCTGTTGCTGAGGCACTTGAAGATCTTCACTCAGCCCACGAAGTACGCGCATGTGCTGGGCTATTTGAAGATGCTGCAGGACCGGTGGGGCGGCTTCTCAAAGATTCGTGTGGACATAACAAAGGATGGGCCGAGCCTCATCGCGGATATGGAGGATGCGGGCATTGCGAATGCTGAGGGCGTAAACTTTAGTGTGCCAAGAAAGAGCGAGATGGCTAATCTCTTCAAACAGAGAATGAATAATGAGAAACTGTTCTATCCTCTTGCCACGTGGGAGAAGCCTTATCGTGGTGATATCTGCAGCGAGTTGAACGTGGAAAAGTTTGAGCTGCGCAAGGACGGCTCTATATCGTTTAGTCATCCGAATGGGACGCATGATGACGTGTTCTGGAGTATGGCCCTGAGCGTTTTTGCTACGGTGCAGATGAAGGCGTTTGACTTGGAGGCTATGAAGTTTGGTTAGATGTTCACTTTAACTCGTCTCTCTCTGTCTCCATCTTTCGAGTGTGTTGTTTCTCGGTTCGTTTTAAGTAGGGGGTTGCTGCGAGGTTGAAGAGTGTGAGGCGTAGACGCGAGTTTTTCCGGATCAGGCAGTTTCGAAAGGTCTATGATAGGATTCAGAATCGTTTTACTTTCAACATCGCCTACGAGACAGCTGCTAAACTTACGCCGAGGAGCGTGGCCGTGGCTGAGGCTTTTGGGCTCGGTTTGGACGAGTCGCGCAGCTTCGTCTTATACGATAATGTTGAGCTCAAGATAGGCCCGGGCGACGTCGTGTTAATCACCGGCGACAGCGGATCCGGCAAAAGCGTTCTCTTGAAGGCCATGCTGAAGGATCTTGGCGAAGAGGCCGTGGATATGGGCTCTGTGCACGTTGAAGAGGGTAAGCCGCTGATCGAGACAGTAGGCAAAACCGTTGATGAAGGCCTGGATCTCTTATCCCGCGTGGGCCTTGGCGACGCTTTCTTGTTTCTGCGTACGTACGAGCAGCTTTCGGACGGCCAGAAGTATCGTTACCGCATAGCCCGAATGATCGAGTCCGGCGCTAAGTGGTGGTTTATGGATGAGTTCTGCGCGACGCTTGATCGTGATACGGCGAAGATCGTGGCCTTCAACTTGCAGAAGCTTGCTCGTGAGCTGCATTGCAACTGTGTTGTAGCTACTAGTCACACGGACCTGTTTGCTGATTTGGGGCCTAGCGTGCACGTGCACAAACGCTACGGCCGGGAGATACGTATAATATACTATCCTAATAATCCCGTTGCAGAATGCAGCCTGATCCGCGAAATGAGGGTTGAGCCTGGTACCACAAAAGACTGGCGTGCGCTTGAGATGTTTCATTATCGGAGCAGTCATCCCGGAGCGGTCCGCAAGATCTTCGCTCTCGCACGTGGAGAAGAGTTGTGCGGTGTCATCATTTACAATTATCCGCCTATGACTTGTCTCGGACGTCGCCTGGTCTTGCCGGGCTTGAAGCCTAAGCAGCTGAACAGTCAGCTGAGTACGATTGGCCGCGTCGTCGTGCACCCGAAATATAGGAGCGTAGGCCTTGGCGCGAAACTGATCCGTGAGACATTAGCGCTGGCTGGCACGTCTTGCGTGGAGCTCGTGGCCGTCATGGCCAAGTATAACCAGTTTGCTGAGAAAGCAGGTATGCGCCTGGTGCTTTTCCAAGTTCCTGGTAAGCATGCGTTGAAGATCTCCGCGGTCCTTGAGGAGCTCGGTTTCAACGTGAAGCTTCTTGGCAGCGAATCCTACATTCTTAAGGTTCTTAAGAAACTGAGCCCTGGAGACCTGCAGCAGCTGCGTGACGTCTTCGCTGGGAACTGTCATCCGCGGCTGATGAAGGAGATCTCGGTTAACCGGCACAAGGCCTTCGGAACAAAAGCAGACTACATCGCTGGCCTGGAGGCTGCAGATCTCGCTAAACTCGCTTCCCTGGTTCGTGTCGTGGGCCTGCTGCTGCAGGTGAAGGCCTATCTTTTCTGGCAGAAGTGAGTAGGCGGAACTCGATTGCTGTGACGTACTGGTCTGGGCTCCAGCTGCCATAAATGCTTATCCAGGCCTGCCTGAACTCTGTAAAACTTGTGAAGCCTTCCTTTCTGACGTCCTCGGGCGTGAGATCTCTCAGCTGCTGCCGCCATGTTCGGAGTACGGTTATCTGAGCCTGTGCTCGTTCTAGCATGCCGATGCGGATGGCGTATGTTTTTCCTATAGTGTATCTTCGATTGCTGGTTCTGCGGGTTTGTGTTTTCTGGCCTTGGAGCACTTTCCGCATTAGGTCCTGCCTAAAAAGCAGCGTCATGTGAGTACCTTCTATCAGTACAATTCATCAGTATTATTCACCATCTGCTTTTCTCTTCTTTCAAAAGCCTTTTCTGGTACGCGGAAAACGCGAGGCAGCTATTACAAAGATATTTTACTTGGCCGTCCTCATCTAAAACGTATGTTGTTTTACAGTCTGCGCACGGGCTTCTCGTTTTCTTTGTCTTAGCCAAACTGTCACGGGTTGGCGCGTATTCTCGGTTTAAAGCTTGCATTTTGCTTGATCTCCTAAACGATGCTATGTTTCTGTCAGATTTAAAGTTTTGTCATGGGATAGAAAACGTCGAAATGGAGCCTTCGGGCTGCCGGTTTCCAAAGGAGATCAAGCCTTAGAACGAGTCCGGCGCCCTCGGGCCCCTAGCAGAGTATTGCTATGTGCATTGTCGGCTTAAGGTTTACGCCGCCTTTTTCGTCCATTGTCCCTTCAACGAGGATCCTGTTTGAAGGGGGCATGGTCTTTTTGTTCATTGTCTCTTCGAATCGGGTTTTAGAGTCTGGCAGGGGGCTCGTTTGAAGAGCATATAACCTCTGGCCGACATTCAAACTGTCCTTGGGCCTTATGGGAAAAGCATGGAGAAATGTCTCTGAAGACAAAGAAAAGTGTCTCTCAAAATTGTTGAAAAACAGGGTTTCAAGCATGGTGTTTTCCATGTGGGATAAGTTTTATAAACGCTGGGTGTTTATAGTGTCTTTAGGTTTTCGTGGTCGGTTTGAGTCTGAAACGCTTCGTGGATTCAGAATCTGAATTAGTGAAAAACGACGGGTTAGTACGTTGGCGTATGCGTGTCGTTCTCGGCCGTTGGCGCCGTAGGGCCTTCACTTTCACCTTTCTCTCTCTCCAGGGCTCTATCGGTGCTGACGGTGCGAGCCTTCAAATGTCTGTGGCGTCGCATGTTATCACCCTTTGTGATGGCGCCGGTGCTGGGTCTTTGCAGTATCTGCCTAATCCCGAGTCTATCGTGCTGCGCAGGAGCGACTTTCTTAGACTGCACGATTACGCTATGGAGCACGCGCCTCTCCGCGACTTCTGCCTTATCAGGGTGCCTATGAAGTCCGGCCTCCGCCCGGGCGAGATCCGGCGCCTGCGGTGGGACGACGTGGACTTTGACAAGCTAACGCTGAATACTATGGATAGCAAGAAGCATGTGGTTTGCCCGATTCCAATGGACGCGGTGACCGCTGATTTTCTTAAGCGACTACACGACGAGAAGGCCAGTCTCTTCGGCTGGGTGATTGAGCGTGACCCTATGGGTAAGGCCTGGGCAGACCGAGCGGGCCCGCTGGGCTATGATGCGCTGGATAAGGTGATTCGAAAGTGGGCTAAGGCTGCCGGCGTCGACGGCTGGAAACACATGAACCTTTACGATCTCCGACACTTCTTCGCTGCAAGCTGGGCTTATCCCTCTGATGGTAAACGTCCTGGGAATCTTCACGCGTTGAGCAAGATTATGCGGCATAAGAGTATGCTTTACACGCAGATCTACCTGAGCCGTTTGGTGTTCTACGAGGATCTTCAAGCCGAGTTCAGTCGACTCCAAGCATGGCCTTTCGCTGCTGAGAAGCCTGATGGCGTGTGTCCGGAGTGTGGAAACGAGTTTTTCGATAAGAACTGTCGTTTCTGTGGTCACCGGAGCACTTGCCGGTTTATGGATCAGGCTTTGAGCTGCAGTTGGGCGAGTGGTTGCAAGTTTTTTGAACGTGAAAATCTGGTTAAGGAGGAGATGAAAAATAACGGAATCTAAACTCGTGAATTTTAATTGCCCCCTGAAACTGTTGGCAGAGTTCGATGAGGCCATCAAGAGCAGGTATAGCGGCCGGACGGACGCTTTGCTTGACGCCATGCGTGACCTTATCGAAAAATTAGGAGGCGCTTAAACTTGCCGACTATGGCTAGAAACGACTCTGCTACTCTTCGCAAGTGGAGAAAGCGAAGCAGAAAAGTGAAGGAGGAGGCCTAGTTTTGGAGAAAGCAATAGTTGAGTTAGCCTTAGCTTTCAAGGAGATCCTGCAGAAGCTCGGCGTAGCCGTCGATCAGCTCTGCGACGTCGTAATGCAGCATGAACAGCGTTTGCAGCTTCTTGAGGGTCCGAGCGATGTACGTTCTGAGTTGAAGCCCTTGGCGCGTCGGATCTCGGACCTGAAGGATCAGGCGAAGCGTGAAGAGGCATCCGCCACGTTTGCCATTTTATGCCACGTTTTGGGCGTCGAGGACCTGGAGGAGTAACCTACGACCGGTTTGAAGTTGCCTGCTGATTTTGCTTTGAAGATTCGTGAGTCTCTTGGGCTCTCGGAAGCGGGGTTTGAAGCGTTTTTCGATGTTGAAGAGGATAAGAGCGGCTATTTCGTTGCGAAGTTGAAGCCTAAACAGTTTTTGGAGAAGACTCAGTTTAGGATGCTTTGCGCTTTGGCTCGGGATCTTGGAGGTGAAGGCTATCTGCAGGGTGCTAAGGCTTGGAGGGTTCCAGGACCCTATGTTAAGAAGGATACTGAAAAACCGTCAGGGCACGGAATGGATTCCGAACGCGCTTATAAAGAGCCTGGGAACGCAATCCCAAAAGAAAGTGTATTACCTAGGAAGGATGCGTCTTCTCCCTTTGTGTTCTTGCCTATTGAGGCCTTGTTAAGCATGCCTTTTCAGAGTCGCCTTGCTCGTGAAGATTCTGATTTGCTTGAGCTCGTAACGTCAGTGAAGATCTATGGAGTTTTGGAGCCTATTCTTGCGCGTCCCAAGGAAAATGGTCTCTATGAGATTGTGGCTGGTGAGCGTCGTGTCGTGGCAGCGAAGAGGGCTGGTCTTGTCGAGGTGCCTGCGATTGTTAAGCCGTTGAATGATCAGGAAGCTTACGAAGTGCAGCTGATTGAGAACGTTCAGAGGCGAGATCTGAGCGACATGGAAAAGGCTCGTATGCTGGACTTTATGATTAAGAAATTCGGATACACTCAAGAGGCTCTGGCACAGAAGCTGGGGAAAGAACGGGAATGGGTCACTAGGCATCTAGCTATGTTGCGTCTTGAGTCCATTGTTCCCCGGGGAACAATGGAGAGCGGCGAAATAACTGAACGCCAGGCTCGTGAGATCCTTGCAGCGTCGCCAGCGAAACGTGAGGAAATCCTTGACGAAATTAACCGTACTGGCGAGGTTCCGTCTGCTCGGGCTCTGCACGAAAAGGCTCAGCCATCCCTCAAATGCGGTTATTGTGGTGAGCCTGTAAGTGATTCGCCGGTGCATTTGAAGGGCAAATATTATCATGAGGACTGCGTTTCTCAAGCTGAATCCGAGAGCAAAAGCGATGCTGGCCAAGAGTGGCCTGAAGAGCCTAAAGCTAAAGAAAAAGAGCCTTCGGAGCCTATTCCTAAGAAGGAGCCTGAGCCTAAGCCGTTGCTCACGGGTTTTGAGGTTGAATGCCCCGAATGCCACAAGAAGCTTCTGATTAACCACATCGAGTATCCAGGCGGCAAATTCGATCACGAGGTGGAGCTGCAATGAGTATGCGTATTCTCTATCAAAAGATTCCGTCTGATCAGCGGATCTGCAACTATTACCGTTGCAGGCAGCCTATTCTCCGCAACATCGACCGTGATAAGGAAGGCCGCTTGTACCATCATGGCTGCTTGATGTCGGCTCAGGATGAGAGTTGGAGATGCCGCGAATGCTTCCTCGTGTTTGACGGCACAGAAGCCGTTGTTGAAGAGGCTCAGGTGATTCGCGGCGAAGAGTATCGTGAGCATTTGCGGGTTATGTGTCCGCATTGTGGAGGATCAAATTTGAAGTCTATGGGAGGCCGATGTTAATGTGTAAATGCGAGATTTGTGGTCCGCAGAGTCACCATGAAGCCGAGTTTTCTGTTAGCTTTGGCAGCGATGATCATGTGTTGAAGGTTTGTCGTTGGTGCAGCCAGGATCTCCGCGTCCTTGGAGCCCGGGTTAATCAGCTTGTGCGTTTGCCTCGGTCGGTGGTTCGCTGTGCTTTCTGGTTTCTCGGTCCAGTCCGCAGCCTATTCGAGGAGGTGAAAGCTTGAAGGATATATCGGTTGAAGAGTTGAAGCAGCGTTTCGTAGTGCAGGACGTGGCGCCTTACGGTTCGGTTGTGATGGTTCCGGGCGGAGATTTTGATCCGGATTGGGAGGCAATGCTTGAAGAGGAAGGTTTTGGCTGCGTTTTCACTGAGATTAACGGTGAAAAGTTTACGCTTGTCAAACTTGAGAACGAAGAGGAGTCGGCGGCTGAGCCTGGGCCTGATGTTAGGCGTCGTCGTGGGATTCTGCCTGGAGAGACGATAAATCTTTGGAGTGATGCTGACGGGGAGCGGCTGCTTAAACGCATGGAAGAGTCTCCGGGCACGATCAAGGAGAAAGTCGCTAAACTCTTGTCGGAGTTTCCAGGCCGGACCGCTACGGGCTTGGAGAAGAAGTACGGGAAGCTTACGCGTGGTAGACGTCGTATTGGTAGGCCAAAGAAAGGGGCTCATGTCGAAAAGGTTGAGCCTGCTCCGAAGGGTGACATTGAGGATCTGCCGAAGGGTAAGGAGGGTAAGGAGGGTAAGGAGTATGTTTCCGCCGAGTCTGCTGGGGCTCAGTTGGACGTCGTGAAAACGCTGGCCCATCTTGGGGATCTCGTACAGGCTCTGATTAATACGGTGAATAGAGTAGATATTGAACAGGATTTCACCAACTCTAAGCTTCATTGTGCTGTTGTGATGCAGGCTCTGGAGGCTCAAGAGCGGCGGGGCCTGTTAACGATTTCGCCGAGGTTGCGAGAGCGTTATCTTGATGCGTTGACATCGTTTAACAAAGCGTTCGTGGACGTTTTTCTCGAGAAGGCTAGATCTCTTGTGGAGGCGTCTAAGTGACTTTGCGGCGTCTTCTCACTATTCTCAATTTTCCTTTTTTGTTAATCTCAGGCGCCTTAGGCCTTTTCCTGATGATCGTTGGAGACAGGGGAGATGGTGAAGATGAAGAAGGTTAGGGTTACTCAGCGCAATTGGTGGTTCATGTGTCGCAAGTGTCACCGGTTTATGGGCGAGGTTGGCAAGTTCTGCTTTGCTACGGCTAAGTATCATCGTGGGACGGTTGCGACGTATTGCTTGGATTGTGGTAAGGTGATGCAGGGAATATGACCGGTGAAGAAGAAAGGATTCTGCAGGAAGTTAGGGATCACGCGGCCTACTGGCATAGTTTCATGGCGAAGAGAGTCACAGTAGAGAAGCATCTGACACAGAAAGGCATCGTGAACGTAGCGGCAAAGATTGATGTTTTGGTCGCGGCTGGAAGGTTGGTTTTGATTCCTAGGCCGCGCGGAGACTATTTGAAGAAGATCCTGTACGAACCTACAGAATTGAGTTCCTGCTCAAAGATTCCCATGTCCTCTTGGTATGTGTGTAAGGAATGTGGCAAAGGGTTCAACAAGTACACTCTTGAACAATGCCCTTACTGCAACACACCTGTACAGAAGTGATCACCATGTTTCACAGTCTGCTTTTGAAGTGCGTCAGGCTCAAGGAGGCCTCTTCCTGAACGAGAAGCAGAGCGCTCTTTTCCCTGGTACGCGGAAGGAGTTGTCGGTGCTGCAGGGTTTAGACCGGTCTGAGATTGAGCCTTTAGCCTTCAAGATTCTCGGAGAGATCGAGCCTTTCTGTCTCAAGGCCGAGATTGCGGGGAGCATTCGAAGACGCAGAGGCGTCGTTAATGACGTGGACTTCGTGGTTTTGCCTAGGCCTGGCAAGACTAATTCTTGGCTTACCATCATCAAAACCCTTCGCAGCATGTTTGACGCTTCTACGGTGAAGCAGGGTGATAAGCTCGCGGTTTTGAACGTGCCTTTCGCTGGCAAGGGTGGCCAGAGCTACGTTCAGGTGGATCTTTACCGTGCTGAGCCGGAGACGTGGGGGATCCTTCTTCTGGTTCGCACTGGCAGCAAGGAGCATAACGTGAAGTTGTGCAACTTGGCGATTAGCAAGGGTTTGAGGCTCAAGTATAGTGTGGGCTTGGTTGACGATTCTGGCCTCGTGGTTGCAGGTCGCAGCGAAGAGGACGTGTTTGCTGCTCTTGGTTTGCCTTTTATTCCGCCAGGCGAAAGGGAGGCTTGACATGATTCCTAAGGGAACAGAGCGAAAACGTTGTAAGCGATGTTGCAAAATTGTTCTTGTTCCAAGGGTTACTCCGTGTGAGAACAGATTTTTCTTGAATGGAATATGGCTTTTCTCAATGGATGAGGCTCAGAGAGAGCATACAGTCGGCGTTCTCTGCTTTGAATGTGGGTTTGAAATAGAAATGGGGAAGGTAATCCTTGAAGGTTGCAGTATTTCTCTTGGTTTTTGTGGTGGGATGATTCAGGATCTCGATAACTGGGACGCTATGATAGTGCCTAAGCGCGAGATTTAGGAGCTGATCTTGTTTTGGCTGGGCAGACATCGAAGTATAAACATAAGCGTTCAAAGTATAAAGTACAATTTGACAACAAGGCTGCTCGCACTTGGATCTTGCCCTTGCTGCTTCGGATCGAGGCAGGAGACTATCCGTCTAAGGCAGGTCGTATCGTCGGCTTAAGCAGACAGCATGTGTGGTACTACATTCGCAAGCTGGAGAAGGTTAAGCTGATCGTTCGGACGAGGCGCAGCAACGCCGTCTTTTACGAGCTTTCGGACGAAGGTAAAAGCCTTTTGACGTCATGTGAGGGTGTGGTTTTTCCCGCTCGGTTGTATCGATTTGACAAGTGCCAGGTGAGTTATGAGATTGTTGTTGATGGTCGTTTTCCGGAGGGTTTTCGTCCTGTGGAGATGAAGAATTGGACGGCTTTGCTGGGGACGGTGATTGGGGTTAGGGTTAAGCATACTACGCGGAGTTGGATTGTGCATGTTGAGGTTATTCGTGGTCGTACTCCGGTTGAGGTTACTACTTTGGCTGTGAACCTTGCGAACCGGGTTAAGGATGCGTTGGTGAGTAAGTATAGATGTGTGCTTGGAGAGGCCAAGATTGTTGCTGGAGAGCTTGCAAATGAAGATCCTGTGGCTACGCTGTTTGGTCGTTACTTTACTGTGCGGACTGATAAGCGGAAGATTGATCACAGTTGGACGGTTGGCGAGTTGGAGCATTTGCAACGTGATAGTGTTATTGAGTATCTTCAGATGCCTGAGCGTGTGAAGAATCTGGAAAAGAATTTTGATGTGTTTTCGTCCAAGTTTGCAGATCTTGCTGGGGTATTGACTAAATTGTTCAATGTGGAGGAGCCTGAGCCGGCTGCTGGCCAGAGGAGTATGAAGGACTATGTTCGCTGAGTTTATAGTGTGCGTTCAGGGGCTGTTTTCGTCTGTTGTTGCCCGTCCAAAGTGTATCACTAGTGTTTCACTAGGGTATGGTAAAAGTCCATGCTTTAGATGTCAGCCTTTTATGAGCCCTATTGATCTAGGCTATGGACGCTTGTTCTTCGCGTGTGTGAACATAGCAAACATGCGGGAGTGCGCATAGTTTTATGGAGACAGCTGCTGTACCCGTCCAAACAGGGCCTCAGAAGCGTGAGAAGAGGCCTCAGGAAGCTAAAATCGGTCGCGTGAAATACACTTTGCAGCTGATTAAGGAGATGAAGCGGGATATAGAGGAGCTTAAGTTATCGCAGCGGACTATTCTTGCTGGCTTGAAGGGTTTGTTCAATTTTCAGAAGCCTATGATCCAGCGGATTGCGTGCGGGGATGAGGTTGACGCTGAGATCCTGAACCTGCTTCACGAGGCGGGCGGACAAGGACTGCTGCCGAAGGATCTGGCTGCACGGTTATCCGCGTATAAGGTTATGCGGCGTCAGGTGAGTCGTCGGATCGTTCGTATGAATCGGCTGCTTGAGAAGGAGCTGGGCGAACGGCTTGTTGAGAAGCGTGGCTGGCATTGGGCTCTTACGAGTTTTGGGAATGAGGTTTGGGATGAGACGGAAAAGGTTTCTACGCCTTGGAAGGATGGGGAATTGAAAGAAGAGGTTGCTGAGGAAACATGAGCGTTTGTGTTTTCTGTGGTTCTCCTCATGCTGTGGTTCCTGTTGTCTTTCCTGCTACGTTTACGGCTTATCAGCTGCTGCAGGCGGGAGATAAGGCTTGTGCGCGTTGTGCTGAGATGTTTCAGGATGCGAAGTTTCGTCGTAACTGCTGGATCGTGAAGGACGGGAGTTTCGCGGTGTTGGATGATCCGTTGCTGGCCTTGTCTTGTCTTCCTGAGCCGCCTTTTCTGATCTATTTTACGAAGCAGAAGCGTAAGCATGGGTGGATTCTTGCGGTCCAAAATCCGGTGCTGAATCTTTACAAGTTTATTCTTGTGGTTGACGAGGAGAAGATACTGTTCGAACGGAGCCGGTTTGAAGAGTACATGGCATTTTCTAAGGGCCTGTTGGATAAGCGTATTCCGAAGAGCGTTCTGTTGGGCGGGATGCCTTTGCCGAGTGTTGTTAAGCATTATTGTTTGCGTTGGCCCACGTGTTTTAGGCTTCAAAAGTTGATGAAGGAACCGTTATGGAGGTTATGTGTTGTCTTTGCGTAAAGAAACTGAGTCCGATCTGAAGCTGCTGCTGCGGCTGGTGCATGATGGTGCGAACTGGAAGAAGATCGCTGGTAAGCGGAGCAAATATGATATCTATGCGCATAAGATTAAGGCTGCTTCGCTGCAGAATAGTGTTAGCACTTTCCTGGAGAAGCTTTGCCACAGTCTGGGGATTCAGAGCGTGAAGGTTGAGGTTGCGCTGTTGCGGCGGCTGGAGGAGGATCGTGAAGCGGTGCTTAGAGCCCTACGAAGAGAAACCATCTACTATATGCTGTTGGCGACGGAGGAGGTGAGTTGAAAGGATGGAGACGTTGACTTTTGAAGGAACTTTGCTGGCTTTGTCAAACATTTTCACTGGAGGCGACGACAAGACAGGCGTTGAAGTGACGCTCAGAAGAATCGACTACATTGTGGGCGATGAGAAGGTTGCGGTGCCAATCATCGACGGCAATAGTATTCGCGGGTACCTGCGCAGGCTCTTGCTTTCTGACTTTTTCAGCCAAATCGGATATGACATTAAGTCGCCTAGGATCTTCTACTTGATCTCGGGCGGAGCCTTGGAAGAGGTTTCAGCCCAGGATTCTGGGACATTGAATCTGCAGCTGCGTAGGGAGATCCGGGCGCACCTGCCGCCGCTGAGCCTCTTGGGTGGGTCGATTGGGAATCAAGCATTCGCGGGTAAGCTTGTTGTGTCTAAGGCTTTGCCAATTTGTAAGGAACTCGCTGACTATCTTCCTGTGCAGTCTAAACTCAGCTTCTACGACTATCTCACATACACGTTTGGGACTAGGCACGCGGAGCGTGAGCCTCCGCTGACTGTTGTGCAGAACACGAAGAAGGAGGAGCCGACGATTCAAATGAAGTATAATTTGGAAACATTCACTCCTGGCGTCAAGTTTTACCACAAGTTTATGCTGCTGGATACTACTCCTGTCGAAAAGTCGTGCTTTGCAAGGATGCTGGAGCTTTGGCAGGAGCGTCCTTTCGTTGGCGGTAAGAGTGCCACGGGCTATGGTCAGGTGAAGATCGAGTATCCGACTATGAAGTACACGAGCGAATCGTACCTAAGCTTTTTGAGCGAAAGGAAAAAGGATATCGTGAAGAGCCTTGACCACATGGAAAAATCTTAACAGCGAAGACATAGCGCGGTTTAGGCCGTTCAGGCTCACGTTTCACATGCAGACGCCGATTATGCTTGCGCATCCGTGGCTGGCCTTGGACGGGATCCTAGCGCACCTGATTAACCGGGAGGTTCGCGGAGAAGACTATTACACGTTGCCGAGCAAGGAGCCTGTCTCCGTTTCGCGTGGAGGACTAAACCTTATGCCTCTCTTCAAGACTTTTGATCGAGAGCATTTTCTCACATTCTATCATGCTAGCGTTGCTCAGCTGGACGTGTCCGAAGCGAGTGCGGCGACTATTTATAAGCGGTTTGATGAGTCGCGTTCTCACTTGATCCAGACAGAAAAGCAGAGGATTGATGTTGGCCGGGGCTTGTTCCGGGCCTACGCGATGCGCATGGCCTACGTGCCTGCGAAGACAGCGACTTTCTATGCTTTCGGTGACGCCAAAGAGGTTGTTAGGCTCGTTAGTTATTTGCCTGGGCTGGGAAAGAAGGTGGCCTATGGCTACGGCATGTTCCGGAGCGTGAGCGTCGATGAGACAGAAGCGGATTACAGTTTGGTTAAGGATTGTGTTGCTATGCGGCCGCTGCCCTCCGTGCTTTTCCGGTCTGCTGAGAACATGATGTTGGCGTATAAGCCGCCGTACTGGGATAAGCGCAACGTCTTGTCTTGTGTGCCTCCGGGAGCCAGGGTCGATGGATGATCGCTGGCGTAAGACGTTTCTTTTGTGGTCCAAGAAGCGGGAGCACGAGCAGCTCGTTGAGAAGACAAGTGCAAGCATGCGCTCAATCATCGAGAAGTATCGCTGTGTTGTCGCGTACAGCGGCGGCAAAGATAGCACCGTAATGCTGCATCTTGCTCTCCAAATTGACCCGGACATTCAGGTGTTTCATTGGGATCAGGGCCCTCAGCTGATGCCTCGCGACGTCACGGAGGAGATCCTCGCTAACGCCCGGGCCCTTGGAGCAAAAAACTTGATTGTTGAGACGTGGAAGGGCTCGGACGCTGAGGACATGAGGGTTAATCCTGAGAAGTGGCGTGCCGCTCACATGATTCACTATCTTGTTTTGAACCGGATCAGAAGACAGCAGGGCTGGGATTTTCAGTTTGTGGGCCTGCGGAAGGAGGAGGGCTGCAAGAGGTCTGCGGTTTGTAAGCATCCGAGAAGAGGCGAAACGTACCCTCTTGCTGACTGGAGCTATCTTGATGTGTGGGCCTACATCGTATCCCATGGTTTGCCGTATCCGAGGGCCTACGACCTGTACGCGCCGCTGCTGGGCTGGGATCAAGCTAGGTTCGTGAACTTCTTTAGCATGCGCTTCGAAAACTACGGTTCGCCGTATGTGGATGGGTTTCTTTTGCCTGAAAAACGGAATCTCAGGTAAAATGTTAAAAGGCGCTTGCGTGTAGTGGTAGCTGTCTTTCGACCCGGAAAATGGGAGATTGAAATGAAAAAATAGGGGTTAGGTTTGGCGCGTGGGTTTTGAACCCGCGTGCCTGCCTTTCTCGTTTTGACAGTTTTTGCAGATCCACACCGTTTCTTCTACGATACCCTTCTTTGTTTTCGTTGTGTCTTCTTTCCATCCGAGCCTTTCGGCGGCTGATTGTGGGCTCTCTTTTATGTCTGCTTTTTCTTTCCGTCCGCATTGTCGACATTGCATGTACGCTTGCCGTTTTGCTGTTTTTCTTGGTCGTCTCCGATATTCCGCTATCAGCGCTAGCAGGCCTGTGAGGCTTCCTTTGTACTCTTCGCTTTCTCCGTCGACGACGGATGTTGCCGAGTATTTTCCGTTGGCGAGTTTGTCTGCTTGCATCCAGGCTTCTTCATGTTCGAAGCCGCTTTTTCCGCGGAGCGTGATGAGCATGCCTTTGTCTGCTGGCAGGTCTTTGAGGCGCTGCTCTATTTGCTTTAGTGTTAGACGCTGTCCCATGTTTATTCCCTCAAACAATCGGGGAGTGGTTTTGTATTAAATAAATTAAGTTCTCGTTTTCTTGCAGCTTTTTTTGGGTTTATCCAGCTTCTTTTTGTCATTTTTGTTTTCATGTTTTCACACCCGACCACACGAAAAGGTGGTTTCGGCCGGTTTCCACGGCCATCCTCAGGGGCTTATGTGTTGCCTTTCTCATCGGCTTCTTGGCGTCATCTTCCGCCCGCTTTACACTTTTTACATTCAAAATCATTTTTCGCCATGCCGTAAGTTTGGCTGCCTTCTATTGGCGCTATAGGCGTTAAGAATGCGCCACAAATCGGGCATCTTTCCCTCGCCAATTTAAGCCTCTCCTTGGCTTGGCTCGATTGCTTTTGCCATTTTCTCTGCGACGTCTGCGACTTGGCTGTATTCTTGCTCTGCTTTGGCAAGTGTCTCTCCCGCGATTTTTACGAACTCAATCAGCGCTCCGCTACTTACCAGCGCCTTCAAAAGTTTACGACTTACATCTTTAACCGAGATTTGTATTTCGCCTGTTCCATAGTCTTTCACGATGTATAGGCCTGCGTACCATTTCTCCGTCTCCGGGAGCGTTTCTAAATGCCAGCTAATTTCTCCGAAATATTCTTCCTCCTCGCTGAAAAAGTCTTTGCCTCGCATCAGAAAATCAGCTGGAAGTATGCTGTTCAGTTTTGCCCAAACCTTCTCAAAGTTTTCACGTAGTTTATCGCTGTACTTGCCCAGGTTCTTTTCTCTTTCTTCCAAATATTTTATTAGGCCTACAAAATCCGTTTCCACGGGGGCCTTTGGGTTTTGCGCTTCCGCGCTGTTTGCCTTCCGGCTTTCGTTTATATCCATTTTGCTCGATCTCCTTTTTTGCTAACGCGCTTGCGTTAGTTGCTTGTGTATATGCACACGCTAGTTTATAAGTTTTTGTCACTGTCTTTTTTGATGGAGAAATAGAGGGAGAAAAGGAAGTGTTGCGTAACGCAACGGTTTTTATGTTGTTGGTGGGCCTTCGGGTGTGGGCAGGAATCGTTTTGTGATTATGGTGGCGAAGATCTGTGAGCCTTTCCAGATGTACCATGCGATGTAGCCTGTTCCGAGCCATGTCACAACGAATATAGCTGCCGACTGTTGTGGCAGACCCGAGTACATGAAGATTGCACCGATACACACCGTTATTATCGCTGTGTAGAGGAAGTGGTCGAGTCTGAATTTTTCGGGTGGTGTCTTGCTTGCGTATCCTGCGAGACAGGTCAAGAAAGCGATGAAGAAACCTACTGGTGTCGCAATAGCGACGGACCATATCGCGTTGATTGCCTCGACGGGCATTTCAGGCGGGGTTTCTGCTTCTGCTGCGAACGCTGGATACGCGAGCGCGACGGTCAATGCCATTAGCATAATCACGGATGCTAGTTTTCTTTGCGTGTTTTCACCTCCATCTAGGCTCAGGTTTGGGGCCTGGTTGCTGGTTGGGGAGAAAGGAGAAAGGAGAAGTTTTCCGGCTTCCAGGCCTTCTGCTTGAGCATTTTATCCCAGTTTCATAGCTACTTCTTGCGGTTGCTCCGCTTCTCTGAAGTGTTCTTTAAAGTGGAGCTCTATCCAGTCGCTTCGTTTTCTCTGTGCCTTTTTTGCTTCGTTATCTATCAGGTTCAAAATAACTTTTGAAAGGTTTATGCTGACTGGGTGTTTCCGCATCTCAGTTCGCGCTTCCTATCTTTCTGGCTTGTTAATATTTAATAATTGTTGTTAGACTTTATTAGACTTTAACAGCATCGTTTTTCTCGTTTTCCGTCTATATTTGCTGTTGTTATGCCAGTTAAGGGCAAGTCTGTTGTGCATTCTGCAAAGAGGGTGAGTTCTAAACCGTCTCGGGGCTCTGATTCTGTTAGGCGCGCGGATCGTGATTCGGTCACGGATACGTACGGGATTCGTGGCGCCGGTGCGAGTTGGCAGGCTGATTTTGGGATGGCTTTGAATGAGCGGGATCTGCTTTTTTCTGTTCGCAGGGAGCCTGTGGCCTGGCGTCTTGTTTTCGGCGTGGCTCATGACATTTGGGATAAGGGTTTCACGGTTGAAGAGGTTTCTGAGACGCCTGATCCGGCGTGGAGTCGTGAGGTTAGCAAGGTTCTTGACGGTTTGAATGTGAAGGCTGTTCTCACGCAGATGTCGGTTTTTGAGCGTCTCTTCGGCTGGTCCATCGTGGCCATGACTTACGTTGACCGTGGTAAGGATGTTTCTGCTCCTGTCACGAGCCCTAAAGAGATTCGCCAACTGGTGCCCTATTGCACGTTGCAGTTCACGGTTCAGGGCTCAGACGAGGATAAGAAGCCAGAGAGCGACCGGTTTGGGCTGCCCGAGTTTTATACTCTTCGTCGTGAAGGTGCTGCTCAGGTTCGGCTGCACTACACGAGGGCGATTCACTGCGCGACGAGGTTGCTAGATCACCCGTATAAGGGTGTAAGCGTTCTTGAGCCTGTTTATGACGATCTAACTGTTTTGCGTAACATCCGTTGGGGTCTTGGCCAGACGATCTATCGTTACGGTTCTGGCTTTCCTGATATAACCGTGACGGGCGCTAAAACTGCGGATCTGGATGCGCTTGAGAATAGTCAGCAGTTCAGAGATTTGAATGCTCGCAAACGTTTTCTGCATAACGAGAAAGCGGTGCTCGAGTTCAAGGGGTTGGCTGGCAAGGCATTAAATCCGGAGCCTTACTATGAGCCGATTTTGGAGAGCATTGCGATTGGGAGTAGTTTTCCTAAGGCGCAGTTGCGTGGGGCTCAGGCTGGAGGTTTGGAAGGCTCGGAAGTGAATCAAAGTGACTATTTCAAGTTTATCAGCGGTTCGCAGACTTTGCTTGAGCCTTGCGTTTGGGATCTGATTGATCGGTTGATGGAGACGGGCCAGATCCGCAGGGTCAACGATTATAAGATTGTGTGGCCTGGCGGCGTCGAACTTAGCGAGAAGGATCGGGCTTCTGTGGAGTTGCAGTTGGCTCAGGCTCGGGCCTTGAAGCTGCAGTATAAGATGGTTGACGAGGTCCGTGCTGAAGAGGATCTTGAAGCATTGCCGGATAAGGCTGGTGAAGTTGTTATTGGTTTGCGTAAGCCGGAGCCTCCTGTTCAAGCTAAGCCTGGACAAGAGGGACCGCAGGAGCCGGGTGCAGGGCAAAACCCGCAGGGGCCACCGCAATGATCAGCGAGATTATTGCTGCTTACCTGAAGGATCAGTTGCCGCCTGAACGCGAGTACGCGGTTGGCACGTATTACCCGGGTGAGTTGCCTTTCTGTCTTCGTGCTCAGTATTTCCGTTATACTCAGCCGGCTAAGGCGTTGGGTTCTGATCGGGAGAACTTGTTTGGTGTGGGTTTGCTGTGGCAGGCCTGCGTTGAAGAGGCGCTGCGGCAAGCGAATGTTACGGTGCTTGAGGCTCGGAAGATTCGGAAGCTGAAGGTTCCGGATTCAAGTTTGGTGCTCTTGTGTGAGCCTGATTTCGTGGTCGAGGTTGACGGCGCCAAGCTTGTTGTCGAGTTGAAGACGGCTGCTTCGTTGGCCAAGTTTTCTGAGCCGATGCGAGAGCATGTGTTACAGCTTACCGCGTACATGCAGGTAACAAAGACTTCGGACGCGCTGATCGTTTACCTTAACAAGCAGTCGGGCGAGGTCAAAGAGTTTCCAGTTCACCTGGAGCCTGAGAATCTTCTTCTGCTTTTCGAACGCGCTAAGCGTCTGGATCAGGCTTTGCAGGATAGGGCGTTGCCGGCTCGTGTGGGTGCTGGCCAGGAGTGGCAGTGCAAGAGTTGCGAGTTTGTGACTGAGTGTGAAACATTTCACGGTGATGGTATGACGGATTCAGTTAGGAAAATCGGTTTTGCTCGTGTCGAGTTTGATGCGAGCGGCAAGAACCTTGAAGAGACAGAGGAGTACCTGCTTGTCAAAAACGTTGTTTTGAGCAGACAGGGAGTTTTCCCCTACCAAGACGGTTCCGGCAAGATCTGGAATGTTTTCAAGCCTTTTGATGAGTTGAAGGCTGGTGCCTGGACGCTTGAAGGCGCGTGGATTGTTGCGTATTCGCATCCGGTCACTGATTTCGTGATGGATCGTGACGATATCCGTGGCCGAGTCGTGAACATCAGAACTGATGAGGATAAGGCCGCGGTTATTGGGGATCTCCGGTTCACTAAGGAGTTCTCTTCTAAGGTTTTGCTTTCAAGCATAAGAAATGGCGAGATGCGTGAGGTCAGCGTCGGGTTTGCTGATTTTGATAAGGCTTCGCCGGGCAAGTTTGGCGACGTGGCTTATGATTTTGTGCAAACGAAGTACCTCTTCAACCATGTGGCCGTCGCGTTGGTTGAGGGTCGCTGTCCTAGCCCATTCTGCGGCCTATCCCTGGATGGCGTAATTTACCGGTATGGCCAGCCATGGCCTGAGATCACTGTGAAAGGTGGTGCTGCTGGGAGAAAAATCACGGACGCTGATAGGGCTCTCTTCAAGAATATGGCTTCTTC